TCTGGAAAATCAATTCAGAAATTATGGTGGGTTTAATCGCAATAATGCCAAACTTTTAGAAACAAAAGATAAACTTCTAAAGGCTAAACCAGCATTTGGCGCAGACGATATTGCTGACGGTGTACCCGTTGGCAATCAGGCTGGCAGGGTTGCCACTGATGAGGCCGCTGCACCAAGACAGACTGGTGAACCAACTGCTAGGCCAGTCGATGAATCGATTAATCGACCAATTGATGAACTAACAGGCGAGCCAACTGCTAACACAGCGGATGAACTAACAGGTGAGCCTGTTATTAAGCCACCCGTTGCCGACGGTGCAGGGACTCCCGGTGCTACGGGTGAGGGTGGGGGTGCTACTGGTAAGGGTGGTAAGGGTGCCGGTAAGGGCGGCGGTAAGGATGGGGACGGAACAGAACCCGTAGACCCAGAAGAATTTGACTTGGGTAAGACTTGGGCAAAAAACGTTCAGGAACTTAATGATGAAAGAAACGTAAACGATCTTACTACGGGCTTTGGTCTATGGGCCAATTTTAAAGCCCTTCTTTCATTGCCGCGTTCGTTGAAGTCTATGGCGGATATGTCTGGTGGAGGTAGGCAGGCCGCTCCATATGTTTATGCCAACCCTTTTCTGGGCTTAAAAGCGTTTAAAAAACAAATACAAGCGTGGAATTCTGAAGAAGGATACTTAGCATCAAAAAATGAACTGGCAAATGAGCCGTATGCGGCTGTTCGAGATCAAGTAGTTGCATCGTCATTGGTAGAACAGCCATTAATGAATGGCGAACAAACTCTTGTTGCCCAATTTGCTATGCGTGTTCCGCTCCTCCGTAGGTCTGAGCGTGCTTATGCCACTTTCTTAAACGAACTTCGAAACTCTGCGTTTAAGAAGATGTTTGAGGAATCTGGGTTGACTCTAGAAGAACTGGCTTCTAAAGAAAACATATCTAGAGTAAAGGGGTGGGGCGATCTTATTAATGCCTCTACTGGGCATGGTGATATTGGCACCCTGCTTAACACTTCAGTTGCAGGAAACCCAATCCTGTGGGCACCTAACTTCCTATACTCCCGCGTGAAGTTGCCGTGGCTTGCCTTTAAAAATTTAGGCAAATGGCAATCACAACCAGAATTGGCAACAGAAGGCGCAAAACAACTAGTAACATTTGTTGGCGTAAACAGCGCATTGCTTTACGGTATTAATGCTAGTGGGTTGGCGTCGGTAGAAGTTGATCCACGGTCGTCTGACTTTGGGCAAATCAGAATTGGCAACAGTCGTATTGACCCGTGGGCTGGATACAGACCGATTGCTAACTTGGTTGCGCGTTTACAGAGTGGTGAAACAAAGTCCACTACAACTGGCGACATCTCTGACCCAACCAATCTAAAGATTGTTCAGGACTTCCTACGCAATAAAATGGAGCCTCTGTCTGGTGAAATCTTGAACCAGATACTTGGCAGTAACAGTATTGGTGAGCCAACTGTGGCTGATACCAATATGGCTATCCGCCTAGTAGCCCCGCTGTTTCTTGAAAGCATGGTTCGGGCAATCAATGTTGGTGGCCCATCTGTAACGCCATCAGAGAATTTCTCTGACCAGATTGCGTCGTTTGGTAGAAACGTAACCAGTCCGGGTGGTCTAAAGGCAGCAGCCCTGACATTGCCGGGGTTTGTTGGAGTCGGTACTGCTACCTATGAGCCTCTTATCAAGAAGATGGACAGAGCCACCCTTGATAGGATGAGCCCTCAAGAGCGGAACAAGTTCCAAATTAATGAACAACGCGGCTTGGCTAACCTGACTCCTGCTGAACAGCAGAAGGTTATTCCAGCAATTGCGTTTAGACGAATGTATGAATCCATTCCGTCTATGTCTGGAGAGGTATCTAATTATGGAAGTTTCTCTGGATTTAAACGAGATAAGATTAGAGAATATGCTGAAATCAACATGGGTTATGGGATTAGCAAGGCAAACGCCGTACTAAGAGCAGAACAGCAATTCCAAAATTCTGGATACCAAGAAATCTATCAGCGAAACGTCAATTACTTGAAGTATCAGTGGAGTCAGGCGCACCCCGGCGAATTGGCTGAGGAGATTGAGGAGACTTATAAAATCAATCCGCGCGATAGGACGTTTAGACCTAACGCTATGCAGAAGGCTATGGCCGAACCTTACCTTCAGAAGCGGTAGACTTTAATATCTACTCGCTGTAAGGTGCTTTAGCAGGTTCATCCCCCTGCGCCTCCAAGAAGCCCGCCCCTACGGATTACCGGAAGGCGGGCTTCTTGGTGTTGACACGTCTTATGGTGTGGAATAGCCTGTCTATGTCTAAAGCATCCACCGTTTATGGTGGTGAATAGGAGATAGGTTGATGGTATCTGACGCATCGGATCAGATCACATCTCTGTTTACATCGGATGACAACCCTTTTATTCAGGAGCAGTCTCAGACTGTGAACCCGAGTGAATACGGTTTTCTGCCCGATAACAAGATGGATTCTGTGCCCGCGTACGTCCCGGACGAAATTGTAAATCCTTTTAGTCCGACGTTTGATCTCACTACCGACGATGGAATCCGCAATGCTGCGAATTCAAACCCAAATCTTAAGGGTTACTTGGAACGCATGAGACTGGATGGCGTCAATCAAGGGCGTCAGGCTTATGCCAAAGAGTTGACCCGTGAGCAGGGTTCGGATCAGCGAGTGGAAATGCTGACTCAGGCTCTATTCGACCGTTACGGTATCGAAGTAGATGAAGATGATGCAAATTTCGTAAAGTCGATTACCAAGTCAAACGCAGAATACAATCGCATTGAACAGAGTAAGAAGTATCTAGACGCAGCGGCTGATTTCTTTCAGTTGCCTGATGAAGATCGACAAACTCTTAATGCTCACGTCAGCCGTATTGAGCATGACCCTGACCAGATGCAGGCACTCGCAGCAGAAATGATGCGGTCTGTTTATGAAAAGGGATCATCTGATACGTTTTCTGGCCTTACTCCTGAGATGCTTCAGAACCACCCCGCTATGTCGCAGTCAGTTGCCAATGAAGCACGACGGCAGATCATCGCAGAGGATAACGCTCAACGTGTTGAGTCAGGTATCCGACGTGGCGCTCCGTCTATTCCAAGTGGCGGTGTCTCGGCCAGCGGAATTAATGCACTAGAAATTGCCCAAATGGAACCTGCCACGAGAGATCGATTCTTTGACTCTCTTACCGAGAGTCAACAGGATGAGGTCATGACAGCGATGTATGTCGCTCAAAAGCGTGGGCAGTGATGGGTTTATCCTAAAGGAATAAACGTTCATGGCTGTTACTGCTACTACTGTAGGCAGCGCGATCCCCCAACTGTGGTCGCGCCGACTTCAGATTGCACTTCGTAAACTGATGGTTTATGCAGACTGCTGCAACACCAACTACGAAGGTGAACTCAAGGAGATTGGCGATAGCGTCCGCATCCAGACGGTTGCTGATGTTGCGCTTTCTGCCTACACCCGTAACACGGCGATTAGTTCCACGACGCTGACGACGACCGACCTTGTTCTAACTGTTGATCAGGGACGTGCGTTCAACTTCAAGTGGGACGATGTTGATAATGCTCAGGCGATTCAGGGCATCATGGCCGAGGCTATGTCTCGTGCTGCGTATCTGCTCAAGGATGAGGCTGACCAGTACATTGCTGCTCTAATGGCGGCTGGTGTTTCAACGACGACTCCTGACAATACCCTCCCCGCTGCTACCTCAGTGGGTACCGGTGCTGGCGACGACGACCCGTTTGCAATTCTGGTCAACCTTGCCGTTGTTCTTGATAAGGCAAACGTTCCTGACAATGGCCGTTGGGCCGTCATCCCGCCGTGGTATGCCGGTGAACTTCTGAAAGACCCGCGACGTTCTTCGTTCGGTACTTCTCAGAACCTCCGTTCTTACGCAGATGGGTTCATGGGTACGGATCAGGTGTCTGGCCTTCGTTGTTACCGTTCGAACAACGTTCCAAACACTTCCGAGGCTTACACCATCATTGCTGGTTACGACGACGCTGTGACGTTTGCTAACCAGATTACGAAGTTTGATACCCGAGAAGCGCCCGATGGGTTCTTCAACTACAACATGGGTCTGATGGTCTACGGCGGCAAAGTTACCCGTGCATACGGTCTTGCTTCTGTTGTGGCTACTCAGGCTTCGTAGTTTTACGGAAAGGATAAATTACAATGGCTGATGTTGCAGTTAGCGTTACTTCTCTTACTGCCAATGCCCTTTCTACGGCACTGGACACAGCAACCTATTCGGTAGCAACCGGCAACCATGCTGTGGTTGATGCTCAGGGTGCTACCCGTGGCCTCATCCTCACCTTTGACGGTGATGCCGCATCGACCGTCACTCTGATTTCTGGTGACGAGCCGCCGTCTGAGAACTCCGGCAACGGCAACAGTTCTGCTCTGACCGTTGCCAACGGTAAGCAGTATGTGCTTGAACTTGAGGCTGGTCGGTGGGTGCAGAGCGATGGCACGGTTCGTATTCTTGTCGGCGGTACTGGCCCCGTAAACGTCTTTGCGTATGCAGCGGCACCGGGGAACTAGCAACTTATGACTGAAAATAAGTTGGGCCTTAGTATCCGTGGCATCGGCAACGGATACGTAAACCCTGCGGATGATGGGTATTCGGAGTGGCGCAGGATTTCCCGCGCTACTGCGGCCCTCCCGCAGACTACGGCAGAAGCCCTGTTCACTATCACTGGTGGGCGTGTGCTGCTGGCAAACATCGTTGGTGAAGTCACTACTGTTATTCAGACGCAGACTGATAACGCTAAGTTAGTGTTTAATCCAACTGGGGCTGGTGCGTCTACGGACATTTGCGCTGTACTTAATATCTCAGCAAAGGCCGTTGGCACGCTACTCTCCATCACCGGAACTATCGCTACTGCGCTTCAGTCTGGTCTGTGGTTTACAACCACAATGGCAACTCCGCTGATTCTTTCAGAGGGAACCATTGATTTTGACTGTTCAGCCAGTAACACTGGTAATGTCATGTGGGATATGTATTATCTTCCACTTGATGAGGGCGCTACTGTAGCGTAAACTCTGGGGAGTCAGGTGAGTTAAACACTCATCTGACTCCCTAAGTTATAAGACGACCAAGCGGGTAAACGCCCGCCCTAAAAGGAGGTCGCAATGGCGACAACGACTGTATTTTCTATTGCACAGAGCAATGTTTCCGTAATCTCGGGCATTGCAACTACTGATATTAATGAAACGGCCACTCTCGCCATTCCTTGTGGCGGTCGCAGTGTTGTCCGTATTGGCGTTCCCACCATCGATTCCAGCACCCTGACGTTTACGGTTGTTCCGTATCCCGGTGCTACTTCTAGAATTCTAAAAGACACATCTGGTAACACTGTTACCGTATCTGCCTCTGTTGGTGGGTTTTCTGTAGTTATTCCAGAACTGTCTGGTGCATACACATTTACCATTGTCACTGCGGCTCAGACTTCTAGCGCCGTGCAGTTTCAGGTGCAGTGTGTAGGGCAGCACCCATCACCCGCCTCTGCAAATGAATTGACCATTGAGAGCGGTTCAGTATCACTGAGTGCTGGCACCGCCCTTATCGGCAAGGTGTCTGCAAGCGGCGAAACTTCAACTATCTACAATGGCACTACCGCCATCACTCCTGTATTTGCCTCTATCAGTGGCGCAACTTCTGGTAACAACACGCTAGTCGCTGCTACTGCCGCTAAAAAGATTCGTGTGTTTGCACTATCTGTTGTGGCAATTACTTCTGTCGGGGTTAAGTTTCAGTCAGGCGCAGGCGGCACAGACCTTACTGGCCTAATGACTTTTGGTGCAACCGGCGGATACGTCCTGTCTTACAACCCGATTGGGTGGTTTGAGGCGGGAACAAATACGCTTCTAAACATGAATCTAGACTCAGCAGTACAGGTTTCTGGTCACATTACCTACGGATTGGTGTAACCATGTTTGGTGTTTCATTCTTTGGTACTGGCGTTTTTGATGTCACTCCTAGCACTGGCACCAACTGGTATCGTCTACTGTTTGGTGTTGGCTAATGCCCGTTACTGTCGCTGAAATCTATAACCGGGCTGCTCGTAAGAAGGGTGGTCGTACTGGCACCATTGCCTCTGGCAATGCCACTACTGCTGCCCTAACAGGGCTAATTGGAACGACTGGCGACAACTCGTTTTATGCTGGCGATAGATTGTTTTTTTTGGATGCAGGAACATCTACCGACCGAGAGCGATTAATTATTGGTTGGTCTGACTCTACTGGTGTGGCTACATTCCTTACCAGAATAGACATCACTCCTACTAATGAGTCATACATTGTTGAGGCTCGTGAGGATTACACCCTCGCTGAGTACGACTCGGCTTTCGTTAAGGCGCTCAGGGACACTAAGCGAACTTACCGATACGTCATTCCTGCCACTCCTGTACTTCGGTATCAGGTGTTAAACGCTCTAGACTGGCTTCAAGGTGACGGTCAGGTCGATGCTGTATTCCGATCTGACTCTCCGCTTATGCTTCACAACGAGGACTTCTCGCTGTGGCAGAACGGGGCATCGTCTACTCCTGACTCGTACACACTTACTGGTTCAGGTGCCACAGTAGTACGAGTCTCAGGTGGTATCAGAAGCCTGTACGCGGCAAGAATTACAGCAGGCGCGGCAGCGGCCACAATGTATCAGGACATTCCTGAAAGCCTGACTCAGTGGCTGACAAGGCGAACATTCCCCGTGTTTACGCCAATGCGAGCCGGAGCGTGGATAAAGACATCGCAGGCTACTGCTGCTCGTATTTTTATCTATGACGGTACGACTACTACCTACTCAAACTATGCCAGTGGCAGTGGGTATCCAGAGTTCCTGTCTCTATCCCTTACCCCTGACGCAACTATGTCTACCTTTAGGTGGGGTGTAGAGTTGGCTGGTACTAAGACGGCTGATGTGTCATGGGCAGGGTTGATGCAAAACACCGTGACTATGGATGACGCTTACCAGATTAGAGATGCTGGCTCTCAGTTCTATGGCGAGTATCAAGCCAATGACGTGGTGAGAAACATCGGTGGTCAACCGATGATTGAGTTACAGAATTACCCTGCGACGTGGGGGCAAATTATTGTTTACTCACGTCGTCCGTATCCTGCTATTGACCCTGCCGTTGATGGTTACACGTCAACAGTAGACAGCCAGTATGCAGAAATTTTGGAAGCAGGGTTGCTTAAATGGATGCTTGAATCTATTAAGCCAAATCAAGACAGAACACGGTTGGATGGTATTCTTGCTAACTCAACTAGCATCTGGAACCGCAGGGCAACCAACACGCTGGACTTGCCAGTACCTCGCCCGCCCGCACAAATGAGAGTAGTAGGAGCGTAAACGATGGCTTATACATGGCAAGCCGAAGATTCTATTGAGCCTATTTCCTCGTCTACTATCGAGGCAATTGCCAACATTGGAACCTACAGCGTAGCAACTGGCTGTACGGTTTCTTATGGTGTAGGCACTATGATCTGCACCGTTGCTTCAGGCAATGTTGTTTTCAGTAGTGTTCTTCAGACCGTTGTAGGCAATACCGTAACGCTAGTGGCTGACGCATCAAACCCACGGTGGACGTGGATTGCTATCAACTCTAGTGGTGTTGCTGTAATGGTTGCCGGTACTGCTGCTGCCAGTCCATCAGTCCCTGAACTTGGTAACAACGTAGGCATCGCTCTAGTAAAGGTTGAAGCGTCTCAGACTTCAGCCAACGCTATTGTTTACAAACTCGACAAGCGGGTACTTTCGCCTGCTTCTCAACG